GTTAATAATCTTAATGTTACTTTTTATAAGTCTTGGATTAATAAATCTAAAAAATTAAATACAGTAGGTGCTCAATCCATTATGATGGATTTTGATAAAAACTTCTTTAGCACAACTACAGTATTAGAATCATATAAAGTAAGTAATAAACTAACAGGAATGTTTGGTGTTAATTTTACAGCAGGTAAAATGGGAGAAAGATCTTTATTAAATTTATCAGCTGTAGGTGGAGCGCATAGTAGTTTTAAAGTAAGTGATAGAGTTAGTACTAGCATACTTGTATTAGGAGTGTATTCTCCATTTACTCAGTTCTACGAAGGTAAATGGTGGGATGCTGGTGTAATAATAGTACCATTTAATTCATGGGATTTAAAAATAACTAAAACATTTAAGTTTAATGTAAGTTTTACAGGAGTATATGAAGCAGGTAACGAATTTTTAAATTATCAAATATTAACAGGTGGTAAATTAACATTTTAATTATGAAAAAATTAAATCAATTATTTGAAAGGTTTTATGATAAAGTCTCAAATTTCCTTTTTGGAAAGTAAAACAGTTTAATACTATGAAAAAATTATTTTTATTACTAGCGTTAGTATTTTTAACATCAGCTGATACAGCTACTAAAGAATGTTACAAAGTAACAAAAGTGTCTTCACAAGTTGAAGCACCAGAAATGAAAAAAGAAAGAGTAGTCTTTGGAATCAAACAAATGACAGAAGAAATTCTATCTGAAAAATATGATATATGTGAAGATGGAACCCCAGTTGAAGTAGAAGTACTATCAGTTGAAGCGCCTTCTACAAATACATCTTTAGGTCCATTCTCTAAAACTAAAAAAATTACTATTGTAAAATTAAGATTATTAATTGGTAAAGAAGAGTACTGGGGTCAAGGAGAAGCAAATACTACAGTTCAATCAACTTTTCTAGATTTAAACGATGATAATTTACCATTTAATAAAACATCCTTCTCTGGAGCCGTCAAGAAAGCTTTAGTAGAAGCCGTAGATGAAATGAAATCTTAATATTTATCAACAAATGTTATATAATTTGTTTTGAAAGTAGGTTACATAATTAATTAACTTAAAAACATATTTTATGGGATTTTTCAGTATTTTTAAAAAATCAAATGATTACAATGAAAAAGTTGTAATTGGATTCATGTCATTTATGGTAATGGTAATCGCCATTGCAGTAGACCTTGTAACAGGTTATTATGGTAAACCATTAGAATTAAACGAGTACATCTTTGACGCATTTATGTACATCACATTAGGATCATTCCTTCCAGATGTATTAGAAAAATTTGCAGCAATGAAGAATGGTAAAAAATCAAACGACGAATAATTATGAGCTTAAAAAGTTTACAAGCTAAAATAGGAGTAACAGCAGACGGAGCATTCGGTCCTGGTACTATGAAAAAAGCAATGGAGTTTTATAAACTAACACCAGTTAGAGCAGCTCATTTCTTTGCACAAACCGCACATGAAACAGGAGGTTACAAATTGTTTTCTGAAAACTTAAACTACTCAGCACAAGGATTACAAGGTATCTTTGGAAAATATTTTCCTGGTACTTTAGAAGAATCTTATGCTAGAAATCCTGAAAAAATCGCTAACAGAGTTTACGCATCTAGAATGGGTAACGGAGACGAAAAATCAGGAGATGGTTGGAAATTTAGAGGAAGAGGTGCTCTTCAATTAACTGGAAAAGATAATTATGCAGCATTTGCTAAATATTTACAAAAACCAGAAATTATGACTACTCCTGACTTAGTAGCTACAGAATATTCATTTGAATCAGCAATGTTCTTCTTTGATAAAAACAAATTATGGGAGATATGTGATAAAGGAATTAATGATGCAGCTATTTTAGCTCTTACGAAAAGAATTAACGGTGGTACTCATGGTTTAGCAGATAGAAACGAAAAAACTAAAAAGTATTACGAATACGTTAAATAGTTAAATATAAGATGAAAACTTCACTTTTAATTACATTATCATTGACAACAGCATGCGCATTTATAGGTTCATATTTTATGAATCTAACAGCAGATAACATCGAACAGTACCTATCAGTAGCATTTGTAGTATTTGCTGATGGGTTCTTCGGTGTGTGGGCAGGAGTTAAAAAAGAAGGATTCAAAACTTATAGAGCTTTAAAAGTATTAAGAACATTTGGATTCTGGGTAGTAATGCTATCAGCAATCCTAACAATAGAAAAAGGATTTACGGGAACATCGTGGTTAAGTGAGACAATTATAGCTCCATTCTTGGTATTCCAATTAATCTCTATTCTAAAAAATGCATCAATGGTAGGTGTAGTTAAAAATGAATTATTAACTCAAATCCTAGATAAGTTAGATAAACATAAGGGAGAAAGAGAATAAATCAATAAAAATAGAATAATACTAGGTTGGATAATCCCCAACCTTTTATTATCTTTACAAAAATTTAAAGTTATGAAACAATGAAACCAATATTTGTAATTCAAATGCCGCTAGGCACTCCTTCTGAGATTTTAGAAAAAGCATACGATCAAGTACATAGTAACGGTATGAGTGAAGATTATCACGTACTTCTTACTATAGGTAATGATTCAACAGCAACTTTTAAATGCTTTAATTCTTCATATACTGAAGAAGAATATGCTAGATTAGAACAATTAATAAACGAAATAAATAAAGATTATGTCTCTTAAAAGAATTGAAGATTATAGTAAAACACTTCCAGTTGTAGAACTTTATACAGCAGTACAATCAGAAGGAAGTAGAGCGGGTTATCCTACAGTAGTAATCAGAACAACAGGTTGTACTCATAGATGTTACTTTGGTGAAGGTGGATGGTGCGATTCTTGGTACACAAGTATTCATCCTGAAAAAGGACATATTACTTTTCAAGACATTATTAATATGTACGATGCAAATCCTCACATTACAGAGATGATGTTAACAGGAGGATCACCTACAATGCATCCAGCATTAGTAAATGAACTAACACATTTTGCACATGAAAGAAAAATCTTCATTACAATCGAAACTGAAGGCTCTCATTTTCTGGAGACTGACTATCCTATTAATTTACTTTCCATATCACCTAAGTTTAGTAACTCGGTTCCTAAAATTGGAGTACTTACACCTCAAGGAGCTGTTACGGATGAGAAAATGATTAAGCAACATAACAAATTAAGACTTAACTACGATGCTATGTCTAAAATGATTTCATATCATTCAGACTATCATTTAAAACCAGTATGGGATGGAGAGGATCAAGGAGCATTAGATGAAATTATGGGTTGTATTAAAGTATTAGATATACCGCAAGACAAAGTATGGTTCATGCCAGCTGGTGATTCAAGAGAGGCTTTATTTAAATCATATCCTAAAATGTTTGATTGGGTGAGAGATAACGGTTATAGATTAACCTGGAGACCTCACATCATTGCATTTGAAGACCAAAGAGAAGTATAATGACCTTTAGAGAAGCACATATAATAGAATTTGATCTTTTCAATTCCTTATGGTTTTTATATTGTAATGAAAAAATAGGTAGTTCCACAATAGAAAAATACATAGAAGGTTTGGATATTGAATTAGAGTTCATTACATTTAACGGGTATAAATTTACAAGTAAAGATAAAAAAACAACTTATTGTTATGGAAAACAAACGACGAAAGAGTCACACTGATCTAGAAGTAGTACAAGTAGGATTTGCTAATGGTGTTGCACCTGGTTTCCCTTTTACCGATCAAGAAAAGGAAAAAATGATCGATGATGCTGAACAAGCATATGGTTTATTTTTAGATGCCTTAAAATGTGATTGGAGAAATGATCCAAATTCAATGGAAACTCCACGACGTGTAGCTAAAGCTTACGTTCACGATTTATGGAAAGGTAGATATACCGCAATGTCTGAAATTACTTCATTTCCAAGTGATGGTTACGATGGTATCGTAATTGAAAGAAATATACCATTAACATCAATGTGCTCACACCACCATCAAACAATTGGAGGAGTAGTTCATATTGGTTATATTTCTGGAGAAAAGGGGCAAGTAATTGGTTTATCTAAATTAAATAGAATTGTTGAATTATTTGGTCGTAGAGGAGCTATTCAAGAACAATTAACATCAGCTATCCATAATGCTGTAGATAAAATTACAGAAGGTAATTTAGGTGTTATTGTAACTATAGTAGGTACTCATAATTGTGTATCTTGTAGAGGTGTTAAACATCAAGGTGCTGCTATGGTTACTACAAAAGCAAGTGGTGCTTTTAGAGATGATGCCAATAATGCTCGTAAAGAGTTCTTTGATTCATTAAAAATTAATAACGGAGGTCATAATATTTAATATGCTAAAAGTAGGAAATAAAATTTACTTAAGTTGGGACGATGTGTCCCAACTAGTAGATAAATTATGTGAAAAAATTATTACTGAACAACCTAATATTGATTCAATATTTGGTTTAAAACGTGGTGGACTTATACCTGCTGTGATGGTATCACATAAGTTAGGTTTACCGTGGTCTGACGTAATGTTACCTAATACTTTAGTAGTAGATGATATTGCTGATACTGGAGTAACATTAAAAAATTGCATTGGAGGTTATACAGCAGTATTACATTATAAACCTCATACTTCATGTCATATCCCTAATTTATGGGCATCTATACATGAAGGAGATGAATGGATTATTTATCCATGGGAACGAAAAGATTCACAAACAATTCAAGATTACAAAAATTTATAATAGTTATGATAACAGAACCAAGAGTACCTTTTATTGATGAGGTAGAAGAATTTAATGCCGTAATGGGCAAACCAAACAATTATGAACCAGTTATCCCTCAAAGAAAAGAATGGGAATTTGTATACAATTTCATCCTTGAAGAACTTGAAGAATATAGAGAAGCTTGCGAAAGAGGAGACATCGTTGAGGTTTTGGACGCTTTGTGTGATATTACTTATGTTGCCACTGGGAACGGTACTATGTTACATGGCCTTAAGGATAAGATATGGCCAGCCTATCAAGAGGTTCAAGCGTCAAATTTATCTAAAGCTTGCAAAACAGAAGAGGAAGCAATCTCAACTGTCGCTAAAAGAAGCATCGAACAAGGTGAAGAATGCCATTACGAAAAAGTTGGAGCGTATTACATCGTTTATAGAACAAGAGACAGAAAAGTAATGAAAAATGTAAATTACTTTAGACCTAATTTAAGACAATTCTTCACTGAAGAAGATATTTACCAAAACAAAATTTAACCAAATTATTAACATTAAAACAAATTATTATGAACGGAATTGATATTATCATCCTAATTATTGCTATTGTAGTTATAGCAGCGGTTGTAGGAGCCTTTGTTACAAGAGAACAAAAATCCTTAAAAGAAATGACTGAAAAGTACTATGTAAACGACAAACTAGAAGAATTACCAAAAGAAAAATTTCAACCTAGAAAAGTTACTGTTCAACCTGCTACACGTCAAATAAATGAAGTTGTTAAAGACGCAGTAGGTGTTACTGAACCTAAAAATAAAGTAGAAAAAAATAAAAAATCAGAATTTCCTATTGATCAACCAAAGAAAAAAAGAAAATATTATCCAAAGAAAAAATAATATAATATACCGTTAGTTATGTCTAAAAAAAAGGTTTCCGACGAAACTATATTTGTACAAATTGCATCATATAGAGATCCTGAATTATTACCTACTTTAGAAAGCTGTATATCTAATGCAAAATACCCTGAAAATTTACGTTTCTGTATTGCATGGCAACATTCTGAAGAAGATAAATGGGATACTTTAGACCAATATAAAAACGATTCTCGCTTTAATATATTGGATATAAACTACAAAGATGCAAAAGGCGTATGTTGGGCTAGAAATAAACTTCAACGACAATATAACGGAGAAAAATACACATTACAGTTAGATTCTCATCACCGATTCGATAAGAATTGGGATGAGACTCTAATTGATATGTTAAAATATCTTCAAGATAAAGGACATAAAAAACCTTTATTAACCGCCTATTTACCTGGATACTTCCCTAATAATGATCCTGAAGGTAGAAACATAGAAATTTGGCACACAAACTATGATAGATTTATGCCAGAAGGTCCTATATTCATTACTCCTGACTACGTGCCAAACTGGAAAGATATTAAAGAACCAATACCAGCTAGATTATATTCAGGACATTTTGCCTTTACTTTAGGTAGTTTTGTACATGATGTACCACATGATCCTGATTTATATTTTCATGGAGAAGAAACATCAATAGCTGCTCGTGCTTATACTCATGGTTATGATTTATTTCATCCTCATATTCCTGTTATATGGCATGAATATACTAGAGAAGGAAAACAACGTCATTGGGATGATCATCAATTTTCACCTTTAGATAAACGTTCATTTAGAAAATATCGAGCATTATTTGGTATAGATAATGAAAGCAGAGAAGATTTTGACTTTGTAGGATATGATCTAGGAACTGAACGGACATTAAAAGAATTTGAACATTATATAGGTGTTGATTTTAAAGGAAAACGTGTCCACATCCACACATCACAACACAAATTACTACCAGTACCATATACAACTGAAGAAGAATGGGAAGCTAATATGACTCGACGTTTTAAATATTGTATCAATGTTTATAAAGGTTCACTTACTGAAGAAGATTATGATTGTTGGGTAATAGCATTCAAGGATAAAAACGGTGTTGAAATTAATAGACAAGATGCTGATGTTGAGGAAATCAAACGAATAAAACTTGGAAGCCCAGGACAATTTTATGATATTTGGCGAGAATTTGATTGTGTAGAATATCCAACAAGTTGGTTATTATGGCCACACAGTCCATCTAAAGAATGGAATCACGAAATAATACAAAACGAAATACCTTATTAATGAAAAAAGCAGAAAAACGCAAAATATTCATTCATCTACCAGCGTATAGAGAGCCTGAATTAATTCCTACAATAGAATCTGCATTAAATAATGCAAAATATCCTGAAAGATTAGTATTCGGTATATGCCGTCAATATAATGATGAGGATGGGTTTGATAATATTGATTCATATAGAAAAGACAAGCGCTTTAAAATTATTGACATACCATATACAGAAGCTAAAGGGTTACCTTATGCCCGTTATCAAATTAATACTTTAATTACAAATGAAGAATATATTTGTCAATTAGATTCTCACCATAGATTTGCACAAGATTGGGACGTTACATTAATTGAAATGCATGACCAATTAAAAGCTAAAGGACATAAAAAACCTATATTAGCTGCTTATTTACCTTACTATAACCCATTTAATGATCCTACAGAGCGTACTATGGAACCTTGGCAACAAACATTTGCTTCGTTCTACCCTCATGGAACAATATTCATTAGACCAGGATTATTACATGGATGGCAAGACATGACAGAACCAGCACCGTCAAGATTCTTATCAGGACATTTCTGTTTTGCTGATAGTCATTGGGCTAAAACTATTCTTCATGATGCTGATATATACTTTAGTGGTGAAGAATTAAATTTAACTGTACGTTCATATACTCACGGTTATGATATGTTTCATCCACATAAATTAGTTATATGGCATGCTACTATGAGAGAAGAACGTGATGGTATTCTAGTATGGGATGATCAATCTAAACGAGGTGAAGATTGGTGGACTCAGCAAAATATAGCAAGAGCTAAAATTAGACAATTACTTCAAACAGAAGACAATGGATTTGATTTAACGGGATATGATTTAGGGACTGAACGTACTCTAAAAGATTATGAAAAATATGCTGGTATTCATTTTAAGAAACGTGCAGTACAACGATATACACTAGAAAATCAATATCCACCAAACCCATTTATTGAAGATGATCAAGAATGGGAAGATTCATTTATGTTTTCATTTTATCATTTATTACAATTTAATAAAACATCATTTAAATTAAAAGATTATGATTTTTGGGTTGTAGCATTTGATGATGAAAATGGAAATGAAATATGGAGAGAAGATTATAATGAACATCAAATTAAACAAATAATGAGTCTTCAAGGAGATTGGTATAATGAAGAAAAATTCTTCTTAACAGATAGAGTACCAACAAAATGGGTTATTTGGGCTCATAGTAAATCTCAAGAATGGGCAGAACGAATAGAAGGACCAGTGAATTATGGAAACTAAAATTGTAACATCATATTATCCATTTCATAATGGAGAACCTTACTGGGGCCAATTAAATAGAGACAGATGGTATAAATACTCCTTAGCCACAATTTGTGGCCTAGGAGTAAATACTGTGTGTTATACTGATCCTGAAGATAAAGGATATAATCAATTAGTAGAATTAAAAGAGAAATTTAACCTTAAAAATTTAACTATTAAAATATACAATATTGAAGATAATCCTTATCAAGATAGAGTACATACAATAAGAACAAACAAATCAGAATTATATAATAATCCTGAAAATGTTAGATTTTACACTAGACCCACTGTTATATATTGGATGAAATATTCATTCTTAGAAATGGAATATGAATCTAACACTCAGCTGTATTGGATTGATGCTGGTTTGTCTCATAGTGGTTTATTTCCATCTTTTGCAAACCAATACTGTGATGAACCTGAATTTGCTACGTTTTACGGAAGTGAATATCTGGCTAACGAGTATAAAGTATACAATTATAATAAAGCATTTACACCAGAAACACTAAATAAAATAAATGTGTATGCTGAAGATAA